ATAGTTAAAGTTAAATAATGGCTAAGAGTACCGTTAACAAGGCTGGGAACTATACTAAGCCTGGTATGCGTAAGCGCATGTTTCAGGGTATAAAATCTGGCGCAGTGGGCGGTAAAGCTGGTCAATGGTCGGCACGTAAAGCCCAGATGCTAGCAAAACGCTACAAGGCTGGCGGTGGCGGCTATAAATGACCCTGAAAAAGTCTCAAAAGAGCTTAAAGAACTGGGGTAAACAGAAATGGCGGACCAAATCTGGTAAACCTTCTGCTAAAACAGGTGAAAGATACCTACCTGAGAAAGCAATCAAGTCGTTATCGGCTAAAGAATACGCTGCTACTACTGCAGCTAAAAGAAAAGGCACTAAAAAAGGTAAACAACACGTAAAACAACCAAAAAGAATTGCTCGTAAGACACGGGTTTATAGATAGGAGAACAAACACAATGGCATTACCAATTGTAGGACTAACAGCTAAAGTACTTGGCAGAAAAGCTGCTAGAAAAGTATATAAAGGCAAAAAAAAAGCAGGAGCTAAAGTATCTAGAGTAAAAGGTACAAAAACTTATGCTAAAACTAAAACAAAAGAATCAGGTATAAGAGGTGCTGTAGGTCTAAAAGGCAAAGGCAGATTAAATACCATTCGTAGACAAGTACAAGGACCTGTTGGATATGCATCTATAGGTGCTGCTGCATTCGCTGGTGGAGATGAGTAAATCAGACAAAGAGGTTATTGCTAACCTAATAAAAGCCTTAAATGGTACTAAAGAGTCTGCTCCTATTAGATATAAGAAAGAACTTGACATCGAATATACGCCACAACCAGACGTAAAGTTAGTGGTAAATAATACTAAAAAAGGACTATTATAATGGCTAAAAGCTTAGTTACACTTGCTGAAGAAATATCTGCACTATCAGCTAATGAGTTACAAACTCTTGGTAAGATAGTTATGGCAAAACAACAAATGGTACAACCACAGCAACCAGGACAAGTATCTAATGTACCTGGACCTATGGGAGCTGCACCTGTACCACCACAAATGAATCAAATGCAACAACCAAGACGTATGGCTCCGCCATCAACTAGAGATGCAATGATGCCTGGTTTATTAAATAGATAATGGTTCGAATAAGTAGGTTTGCTTCTAAGTACTTTACAACTAAGAAAAAGAAACCTAAAAAATTAAAAGATAAATTAAATGAAGATCAATTAGCTGCGTTTATTGCTGGTAAGCCAACTAAAAAGTATGCTAAGACTTTTAAGAAACAAACTGGTTTATCTAAGAAAGAAATGAAACGACCTGACCCAGATGCTAGAGCTGAGTTCTTTGGTGAAAAACAACCAACTGGATATATGACTGCAGACTTTGGTGGTAAATTTGGATCAGTAAGTAAAGCTCAACAACGTAAAGCTGTAAGTAGATCAGAAAGATTACAAATGGCTAGATTTAAAAATAAAAGGAAAAAATTAAAATGATAGGTAAAGTTGCAAGTAAAATATTTGGCAAAGCTGCTAAAAAAGAAAGCAAAATATTTAAAAAGAAAAAGAAAAAGAGCAAAAAGAAGTCTACTAAAAAGAAAACAGTATTAGGTGGCGCACAAACTCTTGCAGGTAAAGCATTGCTTAATCCTATTACAGCTACAGGTGCAATAGGTTATGGCGTTGGTAGAGGTAGTGGTAGAGCTTCTGAGAAACAAAAAACTAATAGACTTAATGAAGCATTAAGACGTAGAGGCGTAAGAGTATAATGACACATGGCGGTAAAAGACCAGGAGCTGGCAGACCTAAAGGCGTAAAAGATGGCAGTAAAGGCGCTAATCTTGAAGCTAAAATTAGGGGTGCAAGTAGAACACCGTTGGATTATATGTTGAATGTTTTAAACAATCCTGGTACTTCTCCTGAACGGAAGATGTGGGCTGCAGAAAAAGCCGCACCTTTTGTGCATGCTAGATTAGCAAGTAAGGAACATAAAATAACTGGTGATAGCAAAAAACCAATTAGTATAAACTTATGCCACAGTCCAGAAAAGGAATAGCTAACAAAGAAATAACGATACCGTTTAAACCTCGTAAGTATCAATGGGAAGTATTCCAAAACTTAAAAAGATTTAATGTTATTGTTTGTCATAGACGTTTTGGCAAGACCTGCCTAGCTATATGGAAACTAGTAGCTACTGCAGTTGAAAAAGATAATGCTAGACTAGCTTATATAGCACCTACCTACCGACAAGGTAAAGCTGTAGCCTTTGACTATCTCAAAGAATACACAGCACCATTAATGCAACTTGGTGGTGGTAGAAACGAAACAGAATTAAAGATAGATTTACATAACGGATCAAGAATACAGATATTCGGTGCTGACAATCCAGATTCACTGCGTGGTTTAGGCTTTGATGGGGTAGTATTAGATGAATATGCTCTTATGTCACCTCGTACCTGGACTGAGATTATAAGACCTGCAGTATCTGATAAACTTGGTTATGTTATATTTATTGGTACTCCAATGGGACATAATCAGTTCTGGGAAGTATTTGATTTTGCCAGACGTACTGATAGTAAAGATTGGTATGGTTGTATGTACAGATCATCTGATACTAAAGTTATCCCTGATTGGGAGTTGGAAGATGCACAGCGCACTATGCCAGACTCACAATTCCAACAGGAATATGAATGTTCATTCAATGCTGCAGTTCAAGGTGCTTATTATGGTGCTTTAATGGAACAAGCAGAAAAAGAAAAACGTATAGGTGATGTACCATATGATCCTACAATAGATGTAGAAACATGGTGGGATTTAGGTATTGGTGACTCTACTGCAATTTGGTTTGCACAACGAGTTAATAACGAAGTAAGACTAATTGATTACTATGAAACAAATGGTGAATCATTAGCATTTTATGTAAGTAAGTTGAATGAGAAACCATATAACTATGGCGCTCATATAGCTCCACACGATATTGTAACTAGGGAACTAGGCACAGGTAAATCTAGATTAGAAGTAGCTGCAGAGTTAGGATTAAACTTTGAAGTAGCTCCTAAACTAGAAGTAGATCACGGTATAGAATCCGTAAGAAACACATTACCTAATTGTTGGTTTGATAGAATAAGATGCAAACAAGGCATTGAATCTCTCAAACAATATAAAAAGGTATTTGATGATAAGAACCAAGTCTTTAAAAATAAACCCCATCATAATTGGGCATCACACGGATCAGATGCATTTAGGTATGGGTGTGTAGGCGAAGCGCCTGAAAGAACAGATTGGGCTAAAGATATTAACGTAGATACAAGGTATATAATATGATCACTAAAGCATCACAAAAAGCTTTTAATTATTTAAAAAACACAGGTAGAAAATCTAAAATTGTTAAAAAAAAATTAGGTAGAAAATATAGTAAAGCAGATCCTATGACAAAAGCAATGATAGTAGGTTCAGCAATTGGAATACCTGTAAAAGCAGGATTTCTTTATGGTGCTTATAAATTAGGCACAAAAGATAATAAAAAGAAAAAATAAAGGTTATTATATGATCAGTAAAGCAGCTATTCGGGCAGGAACAAAAGCCTTTGGTAAAAGTAAACCAACTAAAAAAAGATATAAAACGCAGTATATAACTGATGGACCATATGGTGAACCAAGCTTAAGAAATATATTTTATAGATCTAAAAAGTCTCCAGCTAAACAAAGAACTTATATGGAAAAAAAATTTCAAAAAGGACCTTTTAAATCTATTAAACTTGATCAAGGCGGAACATTTCCAGTAAGTAAAAGTGACTATGCTAAAGGAAAAAAATATCAAAAACGTGCAACAAAAAGAAGAAAATTGTATGACTTCTAAAACACCTGCATGGCAAAGAAAAGAAGGTAAAAGTTCTTCTGGTGGTTTAAACAAAAAAGGTGTAGCATCGTACAGACGTGCTAATCCAGGTAGTAAACTAAAGACTGCTGTAACTACAAAACCAAGTAAATTAAAAAAAGGATCTAAAGCTGCTAATAGAAGAAAATCATTTTGTGCAAGAATGGGTGGCATGAAGAAACGATTAACTTCTAAAAAGACTGCTAATGATCCAAACTCAAGAATTAATAAAGCATTAAGGAAATGGAACTGTTAATATGATTAGTAAAGCACTAAATTTAAAAAATATAAAACATGCAAAAGCTAGATTAAGTAAGCTAGCAAACAAAAAAACATTAACTAAAAGTGATATTGTTGAAGTTAAAAAAATTGCACAATTTGAACTTAAAGCTCTTAATTCTGTAACGAAAAAAAGAGGCAAGGCTTTTGTTGCCAGCAAAATACTGGGCAACCCAAGTAAAACAGCAAGGTCTGTTTATAAAAAAGCAGGTATAAAAATTGTTCCTAACAGAGTAAGATAATGGATGAATATAAATTAAAGGCTCTAATAGCATCTGAGATACAAACCTCAATGGGGTATCTTGGCGGTGAGCTAACAGAACAAAGAACAAAGTCTTTAGAATATTATTTTGGTGAACCATTTGGTAATGAACAAGATGGTAGATCACAAGTAGTAAGTACTGATGTAGCTGATACTATAGAATCTATCTTACCTACAATAATGCGAACATTTACTGCATCACCTAAAGCAGTACAATGTATTGGTAATAAGCCAGGCGATGAAGCTGCTGCTAAACAAGCTACTGATTATTTAAACCATGTCTTTTATAAAGATAATCCTGGTTTCACATTAATGTATACCTTCTTTAAAGATGCTCTATTGCAGAAGAATGGTATTATGAAAATCTTTTGGGATGATTCATTAGATGTAGAAAGATCTACTTATCAAGGTCTGACTGATGATGAGTTTGCTATGCTTATAGCTGATCCTGAAGTTAAAGTATTAGAACATACTGAGTACGATATTGATGATGAAGAAGCTTTAAAAGAAGCTGCTGATTATATAGAAGCTCAAGGAATGCCTGCAGATGTACAGTCTAGTGGTAAGATGCATGATGTAGTAGTAAATAGAATGAAGAAGAAAGGTCAAGTACGAATAGAGAACGTACCACCTGAAGAATTCCTTATTGCTCGTAATGCTAAAACTATAGAAGATGCACACTTTACAGCGCATAGAAAATATATAACTCGTTCAGAATTAGTTGAAATGGGTTTTGATCCAGAAGAAGTAAAAGCTTTACCTACTGATAATGATCAGAGATATAGTGAAGAAAGAACAACCAGATATGAAGATTTAGATTATAACTCTTTAAACAGACATACTGCATCTGATACAGCAAACGAACAAATACTTATTTACGAATGCTATATAAAAATAGATGAAGATGAAGATGGAATTGCGGAATTACGCAAGGTAACTGTAGCAGGCGACAGCTCATATAAAATTTTAGACAATGTGCCTTTTGACAGACAACCCTTCGTAAGTGTTACACCTATTCTAGTGCCACACCGTTTTTATGGTCGTTCTGTATCTGAACTAGTAGAAGATGTGCAGTTAGTTAAATCAACTATTATGCGTCAACTATTAGACAATATGTATTTGACTAATAACAATCGTATTGCAGTTATGGATGGTCAAGTAAACATTGATGATCTATTGACTAACCGACCAGGCGGTATTGTAAGAACTAAACAACCACCACAATCAGTTATACAACCATTGCAATCACAGCCTTTAAATCAACAGGCTATGCCGCTATTAGAATACTTAGATGTAGTTAGAGAACAAA